GGTGATGGTGGTCGCATTCAGGGTGAACGTGCCCGCGCTGGTGGAGACATCGGCGCCGAAGTCGTCGACGCAGACCAGTTCGTCAGCGGATGCCGCGCCGCCGCGGCGCTTGTAGTACACGGCCTTTCGCGCGGTGATGGTCGAGTTGGCCCAGGCGACTTGCGGGAACGTGACGACCACCCGGTGGTTGGTCGTGTCCTTGGTGAAGGTCGGCACGATGGCCTGTCCGCCGGCCGTGTAGCCGGCGCCACTCACCTCGCTGGTGATGTCCGAGCGCTTGGTGTGGGTGCCCTTGTTCTCGGTGTAGCCCGAGGTCACCAGCATCACGTAGTAGGTGTCGCCCTTGGTGATGCTGCCGGCCAGGACGTCGTCCAGGTAGCTGTCGTATGCGGTCGATGCCATGGCGGCCTTTCAGGATTCGGTAACCAGGTCGGCATCGGCCGGGCCCAGCGTGATGGTTTTGATTTTCTTGTGCCGCTCGAGCATCACCGCGGTGAAGCCTTTTTCGCGCAGCAGAACGAGTAGCGCACCCCAGGTCTCACGATCTACCGTGCCGATCGCGCCGCCCAGGTGAGCGACTTTCCCGTCGAGGCTTTTCACCTGGACGATCGCCCGGTATGGCAGCCGCTTTTCGTAGCCGTCAGGCCGGTCGTATGCGCGGACGCTGAAGGTTTCGGGGGTCATCGTCAGGTGGACCATGCTGATCTCCGACAGGGTGTTCGAACGAGCGGAAACCGCCCGCCGGCGCGCACGCGGGCGAGCCAGGCGGCGGTTTCGGGCTTCATGGGTTACTTCGAGAGCGATTCCGCGTAGGCGACGGCTTCGGGATCGGCATCGACCACGCCGGCGAGCGCCTTGACTTGGCCCGGGTCGATTTCGATCACATCGTTGCAGTTGCCATGCGCGCCGTCGACCAGCACGCGAGCCTTGATTTTTTTGGCATCAGCCATGTTTTTCTCCGGTTATCGCGGCCGACTGAGCGCCGGCCGCTGGTTTCGCTTAGGTCGCGCTGTTCTGGTACAGGCGCACGGCCGCAGGGTCTAGCAGGTTGCCGCCCGAGCGGGTCCAGCCGCAGAAGCCGACCTGACCCTTCAGGGCAAAGGCCGAATCGTCGAAGCGACGCATGGTGGTCGAGTTCGAAACGTCGCGGATGAAGTACTGCGACAGGTCACCGAACGCGATCGATTTGGCGTTTGCAGCCATCGCCGGCACGTCGTCGTTGATGGCGATCGGCTTGCCCAGCAGCAGATCGGGCGCGCCTTCGGTGATGGCCGGGATCCAGATCGGACGACCGACGGTGTCGACCAGCTTCGAAAGCGAAGCCACACTCAGATCGTTCATCATCCAGCGCGCGCTGCCGCGGTATGCGCGGTTGACCGAATGCTTGACGTCGACCAGATCCGCGTAGGTGACGGCGGCAGTCTGGCCGGTGGCGCCGACCTTGCCGACGGTCGATGCCGGAATCAGGCCCAGCGGCTGGCCGCTGCCGGTGCCGACGGTCTGGTGCATGTTCTGGATGCGCGCGATGCGGGTCGCCAGGCGGTTCACGACGAATGCGACGACGTCGATCGCGCTGTCCTGGATCAGCTCCAGCGGCAAGGCGATTTGCTTCGACGAATATTTGAACACCGGCAGTGCCAGGGTGCCAAAGGCCACGTCTCCGCTGCCCGCTGCGCCGTTCTCGGCCACGATCTCACCGATCTCGCTGGTGCCGTCGCTGGTCGGGAAGTTCATCGCGTGGCCGGTCTCGGTGGTCAGCACGGTCGCGACGTCGCGCATGCCGCCGAATGCCTTGAGGCGATCGATCACCATCTTTGCGACTTCGGCCGGCACCGTGTAACCGCCTTCGGCCGGGGTGGTCGTCGACATGGCGTTGCGGATGGCAGCCGCCTGTTCCGCGGTGACGTTCGAGCCGTGGCGCATGTACAGCGCGACGGCGACCAGGGCACTGATCTCGACGTCGCCGCCGGCGGCCGGCTGCGGCTTGCGGGTGGCGTCGTTGAAGAACTTGTCGGCTTCCAGCTCGCGCATGGTCTCGAGGTTCTTGATCTGCGCCTTGGCGCCGTTGATCTCGGTCGCGAAGTTGTCGAACTTCGCCTGGTCTTCGGGCGACCAGACCTGATCGCCCTTGTCAGCGATCAGCTGGTTGGCCTGGGCCGCGAGGTTGGAAATCTTCTCGCGCAGTTGCTGGATGGTCATGTAGATCCTTGAAATGAAAAAGGGAGCCGCATGGGCTCCCTGAGGGGCGAGGCGTCCGGCCTCGGCGGGTGTAGCGCGAGAAGCGTTACGAAGTGGCTTGCAGGAGTGCAAGGCGGTTGGCGTTCGCCTGGGTCATGCGCGGGCCGGTGGGCGCGACGTCAGCCGGCAGCGACTCGACCACCGGTGGCGTGGCAGCCGGTGGAACTGGCGCCGGGGCGGCCGGCACCACGGGAGCGGCAGGAGCGGCGACATTGGCCGGCGCGCGTGAGTAGGCGGCGAGGTTCCAGACGTTGCTGGCTTTCGCCTTGCCGGTCGGCGCCTCAGTGACGCGGTCGACGAAGCCGTTTTCCAGCGCCTCGGCGGCCGAGAACCAGGTTTCCGCATCCATCCAGGCGACGATTTCGTCCTCGCCCTTGCCGGTCTTGGCGGTGTAGTCCGCGACGATCGCGCCCTCAATCTTTTCTAGCACGTTCGCCTGCTCGCGCAGCGCTCCCTTGTCGCCCCATGCGAGGCAGCTGGCGTTGTGGATCATGAAGAAGGCGCCGTCGGACATCTCGACCTCGTTGCAGGCCAGTGCGATGCTGGTCGCGGCGCTCGCGCACAGGCTGTCGATGTGCGCGATGGTCTTGCCCTGGAAGCGAGCCAGTGCAGCCATGATGGCGCGGCCTTCAAACACGTCGCCGCCGGGGCTGTTGATGTAGACGTGCAGCACCTCGGCGTCGCCGGCTTGCGTCACGGCGTCGATCACGTTGACGGCACTGACGCCCCAGTACGAATCGATAACGTCGTAGATGTAGAGCGTGGCCTCGCCGGCGTTGCGCACCAGGTTGACCGGCTGCGGCGAGCGCTTTGCGTTGTCGCGGTACAGTTGGAGAATTTTGCTCATGCGGCTGGTTCGCCTTTGGGTTGCGGTTGTTCGGGCTTTTTGCCGGGGTCGCGCGGCGCGCGGTAGATTTCCTTGCCATCGTCGGTCGGTGGCATGCGAAGGCGACGGCGCACCTCGTCAGTGTTCATCCAGCCATCGCCTGCGCCAGGCCCGCCGAGTGCCGCACGGAAGTAATCGCCCATAGCCTTCAAATCGGTCTCATACAGGGCGTCGCGATAGAACTCAAGGAAGCGTCCGGTGTTTCGCGGGTACAGCTTTCGGTTGAGCTCCTGCTCGATCTTGCGCAGCCAGATGTTCAGGGTATCGCGCACGAAGCCGCGGCCCATCTGCTCAAGGCCGCTACCCCAGTTGGTCGCGCCCGAGCTCTCGTTGATCATGAAGCCGGGCACACCGAATGCCCTGGCGATGTCCAGCACCTGAAACTTCCTCGCTTCGAGCAGTTGGGCATCTTCGGCAGATAGGCTGAGTTCCTTGGCTGTGATGCCCTCGGTTAGCACCAGCGGCAGGCGATGAGCATTCGCCAGACCGGAATATCGGTTGTTGAACCCGGTTTGCAGTTGGGTGATCTGATCGGGGCTCATCTTGGCCGGCGCCTGCAGAATCATCGAGGGGTGCGCGCCACCCTCGAAGAACTTGCCGCTGTACTCGTCCATTGCAAGCGCATTGCCGATCGCGCTGCGCGCGCCAAATTGAATCACCGACATCGACCGCATGGTCGCGTCATCGAACCCCAAGCCCGGAAAGTGCAGGATGTCCGAAGGGTCGAACCACGTCGAAATGCCGTGCGAAGGTAGGTTGACGTAGTAGCGAACCCCTTCCCCGGGAGTGCGAACCGGTGAGACGCAGCCCCACGGCAGCGGCAGGATCTCGCGCAGCGTGCCGTTGACCTTCCATCGCAGCAGCGCGAACGCGTCGCCGCGCAGGAGCTGCGCCATGCTGACGCCTTCCCACATCGAGGCCGAGGTGTATTGCGGGCTTGGCTGCTCATTGAGCAAATACCACGTGTCGTTGCGCGGCAGCCGGGCCGGGATCTCCCCGCCATCCAGCGAATATTCATGGATCGGGCAGCTGACGATGCCGCCAGCGATCTTTGCCACGCATGCAGCGACCGCTGACACGCGCATCGCGGAGGTTGCCGATACCGCAGCACCGGATGGCGCAATGCCGAACGCATCCATGACGTCTGCTGGGTATTGCGCCTGGTTGGAGACTTGCGCCTCCTCGCGACGCGCAGGCTCCTGCCGCCAGTGCTGGGTGGCGGCCAGCGCATCGAAAAGTTCCATACTGTTCCTTATAGGATGACGAAGCCCTGCGTGATTTCGCCGGGGCCGTCGTCGACCAACGCGTTCACCAAGCCCGCCGCCATCACTGCCGCAATGATCAAGTCGATGCGGCCGGTGGCCTTGGTCTTGTCGAGCTTCCGATTGCCTGCAGGGTCCGAGTCGGTCACCGCGTTGCCGGCGCACATAGTCAGCACCTTGTGCCCGTTGTGCGCCAACTCGCCGTTGAGCAGCATCGTTTCAAACTGCTCGATGGCCGGGCTCATGTCCTTGTAGCCCTGGCCGAACTCCCTCATTGGCGGCAGACTGATCCCATCGTCGGCCGCCATCTGGATGAGGTCGGCCATCCGCCATCGGTCGTACGCGCATGCGATGACGTCGAAGAAGTCACACATGCCAGACAGCTTTTGCAAGATGATCCGCTTGCTGATCGCCCGGCCCGGGGTCGTATCAAGGAAACCCTCCGCCTTCCACTGGACGTACGGGACTCGATCCTGATCGGCTCGCCGCTGCAGGTCGGCGTCCGGCAGCCAGGCGTAAGGCACTAGCTTCCAGGGCTCGCCCTCTTCTACCGGCTCAACCAGGTAGACCAGGCCAGTCAAGTCGGTCGTGCTCGCGAGGTCCATGGCCGCGATAGCGCGACGGCCGCGAAGCTGCTCCACGTCATAGTCGAGCTTCGCGCTTGTCCATATTTCGTGACTGATCCACGGCGACTCGGCGTCCGTCCATTGGCAGAAATTCAGGCGGCGGACGATAGCCTCTTTCGAGGGCATGCCCTTCGCTTCAGTTACCTGCTCGCGCAGGTATTTGTAACCAGGCAGATTCGCATCCTGCAGGCTGGGGTTTGCCTTCGGCCAGCAGGACTCGTCAGCAAACGGGTCATCATCTTCGTCGAGCGAGCAGATGAACGGGAAGAATGCGTCGTCGACCAACTCCCCGGATGCGACCTTTGCGCCGTATTCGTGAGAGTTCCAGCACGGAGACTTGCGGCTCGCGCCTGCGTTGGTGATGATGAAGATCAGCGCTTGGCGCCGGCTTTTTGTGCCCGCGCGCAGCATCTCGAGCACGGTTGCTGTTTTGTGCTCGTGGTATTCGTCGACGAGTGCAACGTGTGGGCGCGGTCCAGACTGGCCATCGTCGCTGCTGATCGGTCGAAAGAACGATCCGGTCTGCAGGTACGCTAAGTTCCAGGCCTTCTCGCCGGTGCCGCTCTTGGTAAGACGCTTTGTCAGTTCGGGAGACTGGTCATACATGGCCGTCGCGTCGCGAAAAAGGATCATCGCCTGATCCTTTTTAGTCGCTGCCGAGTAGACCTCGGCCCGTGCCTCGCCATCGGCGACCAAGCCTTTCATGCCTACGCCCGCAGCAAGCGGCGACTTGCCACTGCCTTTCGCCGTCTCGACGTAGACCACGCGGAAGCGGCGATAGCCGTCGGCGCCTTTCCACCCAAAAATGCTACCGACAACAAACTGCTGCCAGGGCAATAGCTCGAATGGTAGGCCTTCGAAGTCGCCGCCGTTAAGCTTCAGGATGTCACGGTAGAAGCCGATCGCCTTTTTCGCCTCAGCCAGATCCCAAACAAGTCCACGCCTCCCGCCTTCAGCGATGTCCGCCAAGTGACGTGCGCACTGATCGCGCACATGCGGTCCAGCGATGCGCACGCCATCAACGACAGCTTGCGCGTATTGGGTGACCGGGTCGTCAGAAGTAGCCCGCGAGCGGGTCTTTCTTTTTGTCATCATCCGGCGGATCCACATTCACTTTCGATCGCGCCGCCGGCGTCAGGCCGAACTCGACCAGGTAGCTCTTGAACTGGGAATCGGCCGCACGCAGTTGGTTCACCGCGGGGTTGTTTTTAATAAGGGTGTTGCTGTTCTGATCGAGCGTTGTATAGGTGCGGCCATCGCGCTCTATCAACTCGCGGCATCGCAGGATGTCCGAGTAGCAGTCGCATAAGCGCTCCAGCGCCAGGCCATCGGCCTCCGTCAGCACGCCCATCTTTTTCAGCAGCGAGCAAAGCCTCTTCCAGACCGCCTTCGCGTCGCTGTCCAAGTGAGCCGGGCACGGCGGCGCCTTAGCAGCCGGCTTCGGTTCCTTTTTGTTAAGCGCTCGCTTGCCGGGGTTGCCCGTGACCAGCTTGAGCGCGGTCGGTGTCGGGCGCCTTCCGGCCATGATTTCGGTCCCAGAAAAAAAGTTTCATTTCGCGGTTGTGCGCACGAAGGGAACATGTCGGTCCCGGTCGGCGGAGGCCTCTGACTTCGGATGCCGGGGGGGGGTTATGCGACACGGGTCAGCTTGGCCAACCGTCGGGACCGACGCCGCGGCGCGGTCGGTAGGCCTTGCCCTGCTCTTCCTGAGTCTTTCGCTTGTGACAGTCGCTGTTGATCGCGGCGAGGTTGTCCTCGTCATCGATCTGCTCTTCGGTCCAGCCCATCTCGCGAGCCTTGGCCTTGCTGATCACGTGGTCGACCTCAGTCGCTATCAGGATCCGTCCGACCTTCGCGCAGTGAGCACAGCGGCAAAGGCCGGCATCGCGCTCTAGAATCCTCTTCCGCTTTTTGTCCCACGCCGCGCCGTACCCACGCTTGTGGCGGCTCTCCTGGCTCCAGGCCATCAGTATTTGCGATCGCCGAGGTAGCGCTCGATCATGTCGGACAGCGATTCGCGACTGTCGCAGCGCGGGAGGCTCGACGTGCGAAGCATGAACTCGCGGTGCGCGCGGTCGGTGCGGTCGCGCATCCAGGTATCGAAATGGATCTGCGCAGGCTTGGCCGCCGACGACTGCGCTGGGCGCTCGGCCAGGTCGTAGATCGCCAGTGCGGGCACGATGCCGCCATCTTCCGGGTAGTACACGCACGACACCGTGACCGCCTCGCCAGCATCGCAGTGCAGCGTGAAGCTGCGTGTGAACTTCGGCAGTCCGAGTGCCTTAACCAGGTCAGCGCCGATTTGGTGGCCGAGGATCATGTGGGGCTCCAGTTGTTAATTCAGCCGCGGCGCATCCGATGCAAGCGGCGCACATAGCGGCGGCGATCCAGCTGCGACAGCACCAGAGCCAGGGCACCAATGAAGGTGAGCCCACGCAGGGACATGGCGCCGAGCACGGCAGCCATAACGAACCAAGCAGAGGCCGTCATGCGGCGCGGCGCGCGGCCGGGATCGGGTGGTGTGCCGGCGTGCGCGGCGCGAACATCCGGGCCAGCATGCCGGGCGTGTAGTTAGGCACCTCGCGCGTCAGCTCGAGAAACGACTTGCGTTCGCGGCCGTAGCCCTTGGCTTGCAGCGCTGACTGTGCCAGTTCACTGTCAGCCAGGTGTTCGGCGATCTGCCGCACGCGCGCAGGATTGTCGACCTTGCCCGCATGGGCGTGCGAACCGAGGACAGCCCGAACGATCTCGTTGGCGTAGATGTCTGCGATGCTCTTCATTGGATGCTTTCGATGGGTGCAGCGCACCGGGCGATCTCGTTCTCGCGCCGCACTTGCGCCATGAAGCGCAGCCAGTACAGCTCGGCTTCGACGCTCACGATTTCTTCTCTCCGAAGCCCGGCACGTCCTTGAGTTCCGAGTTGTGCAGGCCATAGAAGAAGCTGGCGGCCAGCAAAGCGGCGAGTGCCCAGAATGCGCCGAACGCCCACTCGGGCGCATCGAAGCGATCCAGCAGCAGCCAGACCACTGCGCCGAACGTGACCGGCAGTCGCGGTGGCAGCGAGCTTGCTTTGATGACGACCTTCTTCATGGGCACCTCAAATAAAAAAGCCGCCGGCGCATTGCTGCGACAGGCGGCGAAGTCCAGGCGTCAAACCCTGGCGGAGACACTGGAGCGGGCAGCCGGGTTCGAACCGGCGACATCGAACTTGGAAGGATCGCGCTCTACCAGCTGAGCTACGCCCGCATGTATGTTGTGGTGGCCGGTTGCAAGGGCCGGCTAAGTCACGGACGCAGATCCGCTGCGCACGAATGCGCATTTCGCACCACAAGCATGCCGGCTACTCCTTACCTTGGGTTGCGCCGCTCCGGAGCGGCCCCGCAGCGTCTGCAGTCAGCATGCTTGTGGTCACCGGTTGCGCCGGTGAGGCGTCGAAGCTCCCATTAGGCAGGGTTTTCCCTCATGAAATCAGAAACTGATTGCATCACAGCGGGGCCAAGCCGCTGCGCTTCGAGGGTGCCGGTTACAGCGTCCGGCGGCGTGGCGCGCGTGGGTTGCGCTCGCCTGTTCTGGCCGATGCCAGGTCGCATTCCGTGTGCGTGTGGCGCCGTCTTCTGAGTGTCGCCGGGCGGGAGCTCCGGCACTCATCGGGCAACTGTGATCCCGTGCGCGTTTCGTCGCGCTTCTACGTGATGACCAGCTTCAGGTGGGGCTACGCGCCGCCGATGCCTTCTTTCATACAGCCTCCGTAGTGGGTTGAGATGAAGAGCCAATCTCCCTCAGTCGCCGCGCCCAGAGCTATCTGCATAAGTGGCGCGTAAACGACAAAGCCCACCAGAGCGGTGGGCTTATTTGCAGACGAGCGCCGGCTTTACTGCGGGCTGGGCACTCGTCTGCCTCGGGTTATGGTGGCGCTTTCGCGCACATTACATTGGACCGAGGGAATTGGAAGACTGAAGTTTACGCCTGTTTTTTCGTCTGCGCAATACTGCTGTGCTAAGTTAGCGATTTATCGAAAACGGAGTCGCTATGCCACGCTACGTAGTTGCTGTCTCAGCAGTTCTCATCGGTGCCGCCATTTCAGGCTGCGGCCAAAAGTCCAGCGCCAATCCCGTCAACGAATGTGTTCAAAACGGCATAGCCTATTACAAAGAAATTGGCTCTTACCCAACGCTGACCTCCCCGCAGTATGCAGGTCGCAGCGCGGAGGATGTGGCGCGGGAGAAGTGCAGTCGCAGCTCCTTAGCATTCCCGTCAACTAAGTAGGGGTTGGCGATCGTGAAGCAGCGGAGAATGCTTAAGCCGCTTTTCGCATTTTGGCACCGGCGCGCGCAGCGTGCGACTGATACAGGCCTTCCAGGTCGCTGATCATGTCCTTGATGCGCTCACGCAGGAGCCCGCTGCCCTCGACCGGCTCGCGGCCCGGGGTCTCGGTGCAGTGCGTGCACGCGCGGCCGGCGTGGATCTTCGTACCGTTGCAGACGGAGCACTCACCGCCGAGCCAGTGCGCCAGGGACTGCAGCGCGATCTTGTTGCAGATGCCTTCGAGCGCGTGAATATCCCACGGCTGGACCACCTTCAGCCACTTGCGGTCTTTGCCCTTCTGGAAAACCGCCTCCTTCCACACACGCAGCAGCACCGCGAGGCTATGGCTGCCGGATGCAATCGCCTCGCGCGGCACACCGTCGATCTTGGCGCGCGCGAGCATGCTGCCGAAGATGCTGCCCGACCCGCCTGACAGGTCCGCCAGTGCCGCCGCCGCCAAGGCTTCGGTCTGGTGGTGATTGTCGTCATCCAGCAGGTTCGTGCTGTTCAGTGCATTCAGGTAGCGGTCTTCGAACGGCATTTCTATCTCCGGTGGTATAGCTGAGTTCTAGCTACCAGAAGCTTACCACCCGGAATCTTTAAAATTGCCCTGCACTAAGTTTTCTAAATTGCAACGTGTGGTTTTTGTGGAGTTTTTTGAATTGCGAGTCTATAACAGAATATTGCCGTCGAATAACTTTACATCGTCCGCTCTTTGAGGGCTTAAAGGAATCTTAACTGGTTGATTAATAAACAAAACTGGCGAATGGCATGACGATTGCTTAGTGTGGAGTCTTTCAATAATTAGGGTTTCGCCATGTATAAGAAAATTCTGGCTCTCGCTGCAACTGCACTGTTTTCGATGAGCGCTCACGCGGGCTATATTAAGTACGAGCTTTCCCGCCCTTCTGCCGCCGGCTATGGAAGCAATTACATAATCATCCGGGACCAAGACAAGTCTGTGGCGTTCTACAGTATTACGACTGGCGAGGGTCAGTTTCGCACTCAAGAAGTCGGCGATAGCTGGACCCGCAACTCGCTGATCGAAACCACCACGAGTTTCACTGGATATGGCCCGACGAACCTGTATGCCTACAACTGGATAAATGAGTCGAGCGAAAGCCGGATGTGGTTAATGTTCAGCGCTGGAGCTACCGATGACACGTTTAACTACTCCATCCACTCCTTCATGAAGCCTGGCTTTAATGCGTACCGTCCAGACAGCATTCCCACGCGCGACGCATATTACTCAGGCACCGCAACCCAGGTTGCTGTGAGCGAGGGCGAACTTTCCTGGCTGGATGACCCGAGATACTATCGCCTGTCGTATGACGTTCCTTATTACGACCCGACGCAAGTCCCAGAGCCGGGCAGCCTGGCCTTGCTGGCAGTCGGTGCGCTCGGTGCATTCGGCGTAGCGCGCCGTCGCAAGAAGTCTGCATAATTTAGCAAGATCACCGCGCGCTGATCGGCGCGCGGCTTGCAGGCCTAGAATTCCTCAAGCGCCCAGCCGCCACCATCCTTCTTCGGCTTAGCCCGGATCGCCACGAAGCGCAGCGGGTACAGGTCGGCGGCAATCTTGATCTTCGCCCGTGCATCGTCCTGCCAGTAACCCTTGACCTCGTGCGCCTCGAGCGCGCCGTCGGCCAGCATCACCGCGAAGTCGGGCGTGTAGAACGTGTTGTCGGCCAGGCGGAACTTCAGCCCCTCGAACTTGAACCAGACGACTTCGCCGGCGTGCTGCCGCTGGGCCAGCGTGGCAGCGTAGGCTGCCTCCGTCTTGTTCATCTGGCCGACCTTGAGCCGGCCTAGCGCCTGGAGCGCGCGTTGTTGGGTCACCGGCGCACCTCCAGCTTCGAGATGGTCGCAGCGACGATCACGCGGCGCAGAGCGGCATCATCCCCGCCGTCCTGGCGGTCCTGCATGAAGTCGCAGTCGTCGACCGATGGCGACGTCGCGCCGGCCACCACGCGATGAGGCCACAGCTGCAAGCGCCGCACGTACTGCGACAGCAGCGGGCCGCACGCAACCCAGTCGCCGCACCAGTCCGGCACCTTCGCCTGGTCGCGCGACTTCTGCGACCCGCCTGGCGGCCGACCGAGCCAGGCGCCGCCCACGTTGACGATCTCCGTCCAGCCCAGCAGGCCGGCGAGCCGGTGATTCAGTTGCATCGTTAGCTCTTCCATATCACCCCTTTTGTTTTGCTCGCTGCTTCTCTATCCATTCGATCCGCTTCGCCGTGCCGGCCCAGTCCTGCACGAACCGTACGCACTTCTTCTTGCTCGGCGGAATATAGGGATTGGCCAGCTTCGTGATTGGATCGTTTTCGTACCCCATGCAGCGACCCAGGCCGACTGCGGCATATGCCGGGTATTCCTTCATCTTGAAGTGCTTGCACAGGGCGCAGATGTCCTTGATCTCTTCGGTCATGCGGCGCTTCCTGGCAGTTGCGGTGGCCGGCCGGCGGCGAGCTGCGGCGGCACGGCAGATCGCCCACCCTCGATCACCTGGCGCGCCAGCGCGGCGTTTCCGACCAGGCGCACGCAGGGCTTGGCCAGCTGCTGCGCCTGGTTGTGCGTGGTCGCTGTGCCGATCAGATAGCGTGGGTATTCGGGAGCGGTGCCGGCGATCTTGAAGCCGCGGTAGCGCGTGATGAACTCCTTCGAGACGAAGGGCCACTTCTCGTCGTCGTGCGAGCAGATCCGGACCCAGCCACCCATATCCGCCAGCACGCGGTGGATCACCGGATCGTCAAAGGCGACGTCGGCCCAGATGCCGATCTGCCGCACTGCGCCGTCGACCTTTGACCACGCTAGCTGCGCCTGGTCCTCGGTGCGGCCCTGCAGCACCTTCGTGACGTCGGCAATCTTGGGCATGAACTGCCCGGAGTCCGGGTTCTGGGTGTGCTGCCACAGCGCGCGCTCGACCGCCTCGATGTCATATTGGCGCAGCCCCTCCCAGTACAGGCCGATCGTTCCGGATGACAGCTCCTTGCCGTAGTAGTCGGCGATGCCCGTCAGTAGCGTGACGAAGCGCTTTTTGTCGTTAGGCTGCATCGCCATGCTCCTCCAGCCAGCGCGCGGCGTTCTGCGCAGTTGCGGCGCCGGCTTTGCCCAGGCTTGGCACCGTGCGCAGTCCGGGCGTGGTTTGCTCGCGGCGGGCCGCCAGGCGTGTCCACTTGTCGCGCAGCGTCTTGGGGCACAAGATGTTCGTGCACCAGAACGAATCGGAGTGCGCCCACTGGAACAGCTCGCAGATTTCCCGGTGCGTGCGGGCGTCGCGTTCGCGCATCAGGCGTATGTCGTTGGCCCAGGCGCTGAAGCTGGGCTCCCGGGCGGCGGCGACGGTCTGCTTAACCACGCCGAACAGCCAGCGAGCGCACCGCTCGTCCTCGGGGTCGACCTCGCGCGTCGCCTTGACCGCTTTCGTTTTCTTTTCCACCTTCGCTGCCAGATCCAGCAGATCGAGCAGCGTGTCGGATGGGACCAGCACGGCCGGCGCGGTCTGCGCAGCCTGGCGCAGGGCTTCGAGGCTAAGCATGGGCGCCCTCCCCGATGTTCGCATAGCGCTTCGCTAAGAACACTTGGCCGGCGCCGGTCACCATGGTCGTGAAGGTCGCGTGCGTCACGCCCTTGCTGTCGGTGTACGGCTGCTGCTCGATCACCGTGAAGTAGTCGCGGTCGATGTACTTCTGATATGGCAGGTTGTTGTCGAGCAGGATGCCGTCGGCGCGCAAGCGCTTGAAGAACTTGTTGCGGCCGAAGCCGAGCGTCTTGGCGATCTTTTCGATGTGGCAGGCGCCGTCGATCGCGCGCACCGCTTCGGCAAACGCTACCTTGGGCGCGTCAGCGGTGATCTTGGCATCCAGCTCGATCACCTTTTCGGAATACTGCAGCAGCAGGCCACGCAGCGCGTGCGGGTCCGACAGGTCGAGCGGCGCCGGCGCGGCGGCCTCCAGCTCCATCCAGCGGTCGACGATCCGGCCGGTGAACTCCGGTGACAGCCGGGCAACCAGGACCAGCGAGTCCCGCTTGTTCAACCGGTGTTCCGGGTACTCGACGCCGTTCTGCTCGTGGCGGTAGCGGGTCTCCACAGATTGTGTAACCCCCTGATCGACCAGTTCGCGCGCGGTGCGCAGCACCTGGTCGTGGCGCCGGCCGGTCAATTCCGCGACTTCGCGGCTCGACATCGTCTGTGCGGTGCCGGCGTTCTGCAAATTCAGCATGCTTCCCATGTCGTTTCCTTTCTATTTCATCAGCGCTGATAACCAGCTTTTCGGTGTCGCGGCCGCCTTCTTGATCCAGTGGCGATTGCGATGCCGGGCCTTGCGCTGGTCGTGCTTTTCGGTTCCCTTGATGCGCTTTTCGTAACGGTCACTTATCTCCCGCCTCGTCAGGCGCGGGAGTGTGTCGAGAGCATCTCGGCCTGGGCCTGCGTGGTAGACGGCCATCGACGGTCCGTGCAGCGGGTGCGGCCGCCAGGCGCCGACGTGCACGACTTGCCCCTCATGCAGCGCCGGCATTACCTTCAGCACAGTCGCCTGATGTAGTCCGGTCCGCTCACGGATCTCGGTCTTGGTGGCCGGTAGAGCCGCTAGGATTGCCGCGACAGTCCGCGCGCGCTTCGGATTGACGATTTCTGCGGCGCCGGTCATGCCGCCTCCCGGTAGACATGCCCTTCGTCAATCCGGTGGCGCACCAAGTTCATCGCCCCGACGATCTGCGCCTTGCTGGCGATCTCCATCTGCTGGTCGTGCACTGCCAACGCGGCCTGGATGTCGCGCATGGCGTCGCCGTCGAGACGGAAGTTGTTCGTGCGGGCGCTGCGAGTCTTGGCACGGAAGGCGCCGGTCAGCGCATCCGTAAAGGTCTGCTCGTGCTCGGCGCCGACGTCGCTCTCTGCCAGGGCCATACCGATGTTCAGCGCGGTGACGACGACCGACCAGGCCTCTTCGGTGGCGGCGCCGCTGCGCAGCTGCTCGAGGTTCAACCAGTACGCCAGGCCCAGGTCCTGCAGCTGGCCGTCGTTCAGCGGCGCCGCATCCTCGCCGCGGGCGTAGCACTTGGCGACTACGGACAGGCCGCCGGCGACGCCGACCGGGCGCGGGCGGTATTTCTTGTTGCGGGGCTTCTTCATGCGTGCGCCCTTGCGTGCACCATCTTTTCGACGGCAGTTCTCACCGTCGGCTCGTAAGGCAGCCAGGTCATGATGGGGCGCCCTTGCGCATCATCGGCTTACCGTTTTCATCCGTCTTCGGGCCGCGCACCATGACTCTCGCCAGGCGGACCTCACTCGGACTGACTGCCAACCAGTCGTAGCAGAACTGAGGAGCGTCGAACTCCGGCGAGATGCGGACCTGCCGCTGCGCCTCCTCGAACACGCGATCACCCTCGGCACGTACGCGCTCGCCCCATTCAGTCACACTGAGGTGCCGGCCGGCTTCCTTGTCGACCGTCTTGACGCTGGCCTCTGCTTGCCTGCGGCAAACCTGCCGGCTCACACCAAAAACACAAAATGCACCCATGGTCATAACTCCGTAGTGATTTGTTCAACGTTGGCGTCGGCATCGACCGGCGCATTGAGGTTTATTGCGAGCATCTCGATGCACTCGGCCAGCAGCTCCCGCTCGGTGCCGTAGCGCGCCTGGAACGGCTTCTTGTGGCCGTGCAGGCTCATCCGGCCGCGCGGGTCGGTATCGTCCTGCTGGTGGTGCGGGCCGCACAGCGGTAGGACCTGGAAGTGCGCGCCCGGCTTCGTGCGGCCATCGATGTGGTGCAGGCTGATCGCGTGGTTCGTCCAGCCGTCCTTGAGGCAGGCGATGCACGGCAGCGCGCCCATGCGGTCCATGAAGCGCGCTTCTTGGGCGGTCGGCGGGCGGCCTTTCATCCCACGCGACTTCATCGGCTTGGGCAGCTTCACCGGCTTGGCTTCGCGATCGCGCGCCTTGGCCTGGACCGCAGCGGCGCGCAGCAGGCCCGCGCCGGCGGCCGGGGTCTTGCTGCTGGCGCGCGAGAATCCGACCTGGCGCATGGGAGTGCGGCGCGCGAGCGGCTTGGCGCCGGGCTTGAAGGATGAACGGCGCATCATGATATGCTTGCTCTTTCAATAACGGATAAGGAGCAAACATGCCGCAACATTACCCTGCTAGTGTCTCGCTTCAATTCATGGACGCGACGGACGAGCGACCTACCGCCGGGTTCGAATTGACAAAAGCGACTTTCGAGTATCCCGCTGGCGCCCCACTGCCGCGCGTAGGGGAGTTCTTGGAATACACCCACTGGCGCGAGGATGGGACGATTCCTCATGTGCAGTACGTGGTTCTCGCTGTGAATACGCGGATTGCCGTTTTCGATAAAGAGCCGGAAAAGGTCGGATGGCATACCGTCATCACTGTCGGCCCGGCAGACGCGGTTGCTGACAAGCGCCTTCTGATTATTGCTGACTGAAGCGCACCACATGGTCGAGTTTGAGCTGCAAGCAGTCATGGGATCACCCGCTTGAACTCGACCACCCACACCCAGGGGTTGGCGTCCCAGCTGCCAGCGCCGTTGATGCGATCCCACAGTCCGCTGTATGGGCCGACCGCTGCTTGTCGATGAAGCTCCGCGCGCTCGCCGGCGCTTAGACCGTGCAGCGCGAACTGGCCCACCTCATGCGGCTCGACGCCTTCGGCGCGCACGTCGGTCTCGCTGATGTCCTGCAGCCGCTCGACGCGCACCAACACGATCTCCAGCAGGATGCGGCTGGCCCAGCGCGGCATGTGAATACTCGGGCGGCCCTTACCCGGCTGCGGGTCGCGACTATGCGGCGGCGTGCCGGTATGGCGCCAGTCGCGGCGCGCGCCGTCGGCGTCGTACTGGACCGGCGCCCAGGGCTTGCTGTACCCGGCGTCGATGCATCGGTCACCCACGCGCGCCGGGCTGTCGGCGTCGAATACGTCCGTGAACCGGTAGCTCTCGCGTACCCACAGGCGGTCGCCGGGCTGGCCGTGGGGGCAGCCATTCTGATTCGGAAAGCGCTTGAGAATCCCGTCGAGGTCGTCGCGGCCGGCGAATTCTTTCGCAATCCGGCGCGTCTGCGTCTTGCTGCCGTCCAGGATGGCGCGCACCATCGGGCCGGTGAAGAGGATTGGGCGCTCTTTCATGGCTCGGTCCTTCCGATGGTTTTGATCGTCACCGTCTCGCGCACCGACCAGGCCGGCACGTCCGCACGCGGGCCGCGGCGGTCCGGGATGTAGCGCTTACTCAGCGCTGGGCCGAACACATTGCCGCGGTACTGCGGAGGCGTGATCTGGCCGGCGTACTTCTCCTTCGGCGCCAGACCGGCGAAGTGCTCGCGCACCGACTCGGTGACGTCGATCGTGCCGGCCGGGGTTTCGTAGACCCAGCCGGCCTGGATTGCGGCAGTGATCTTGGCCTTCTGGGTACCGTGGGCACCGAAGTCGACGGCGACCAGCAACTGCTCGACCGTCTTCGGACCCTGGGTGATGATCAGCTCGCAGGCCTTGTAAGCGGCGCCGCGGCTCGATGGAAATGCGGTTGCGATCATTGCCGTCATGCTGCTCTCCCAACAATTTCGTGTTCGTGCGCGAAGTTCGCGCGGATGAGTGCCTCGGACAGCGGCGGGCAGACGCTGTTGCCGCACATGCGCACCTGGGCCGATTTCGTCAGCGGGACGCGAGGCAGCACAAGCGGGTCGCCCTCCACCTGGCGGCCGTCGACGAACAGGCGGGCCGGGTCAGGGATCTCGTCGATGATGTAGCCGGCCGGGAAGCCCTGGGCGCGGTACAACTCGTGCGGCGCCAGCATGCGCAGCCCGATGTCAACGATCTCGTAGTCCTGGCCCTGGATCGTCACCAGGCCGAACCGGTCCCGGGCGGTGACCGTATTGAGCGGGTCCGCCAGGTTGTTCGTCTCGCTCGCGCCGTAGTACGCCAGCAGGAACGAGCGCACCTCGGCGTGATGCTGGCCGCCGGCGCTGATCGTGTGCAGCGGCTCATTGGCGCCGGCCGCGGTGCTAGTGCCGCGCAGCTTCACCAGGTGGCTGGACACCAGGGCCGACTTACCTCCTCCGCCGGCAGTTACGGTTCCCAGCGGTGCGCCGGCGGCATGGCCGATGCTCTTGCCCATGTCCCGCTGGATGTGCGCGGTGACGATGCCCAGCGCGTGCGGCGCGCCAGCCGGGTTCTCCTTGGGCCCGGCGGTGATGGTGGGGAGCGGCTCGGCCAGGTCGGAGCCGGTCGACCCGGTGCGGAACTTGGTCACGTGCGCGGTCACCAGGCTGTGGTGGTCGGTGCTGGTGACGGTGCCAATCGGGTCAGCCAGCTCGGAGCCAACGACGCCGGTGTAGTGCTTGGCCAGGAAGGCCGTCGCGATCGCCGTGTCGCCTTTTGCGGTAATCGTGGCCGCCGGCTCGTCTGCGGCTCGCGGGCGGCTGTCACCGGCGCGGCCGCCGACTCCCACCAGCGCGGCCGACACCATGCTGAAGTGCCCGCCCTTGACCTGGGCGCAGATCGTGCGAAGCGGCTCGTTCGCCGGCATCACACGCTGATTGCTGGCGTTGGCGTGTTCGTTCAGGAAAGCGGTAACCAGCGCATGCCGGTTCTCGGTGGTGATAGTCTTGATCGGCTCGCCGGGCGCAGTGCCGCGCGCGTCCGCCGGGCGCTTGTCGCTGTAGTACGGCGAGAGGTACGCGCTGGCCAGCGCCTTTTCGCCGCGCTGCGCGCCGGTGATTGTGCGGAACGGCTCGTGCACGGACTCACTACGCACGCCGCCTTGGTGCGTGACCGGAACGATGGACGGCGCCACGACAGCAAAGCCCGGGGCAGAGGTCACCGTGCGCACCGGTTCGTCGCCTGGCCACACGTTGGGCCCTCTGCCGGTGGTCTTACTGTTTGCGGTGTTCACGATGAACGGATCGGCCGCGTCGACCACGTAGCGCATGATGCCCTTGGCGATGCGACGCAGTGTCGCTTCGGCCAGCGGCTTCTTGCGATCGAAGATACTCGGGCACGGCAGCGACCAGTCGATGCATTCCGCAGCGGTGCGGTATGGCTGCAGGCGACCGGCGCGCACGCCTGGCGAGTCTGGAGCACCGTGCGTCGCCTCCGGCCAGCGGATCGGCAGGCCGTCTCGGCGCGCGACCAGGAAGAAGCGCTTGCGGATCGTCGGCGTGTCGTGGTCGCAGGCACGCAGTTCGCGATATTCGACGTGATAACCGTGGCCCCGCAGCTGGCGCACGAAGCTGTCGAACGTTTTGCCGCGCTTCGCCGGGTCTGGCTTCCAATTGCCCTGCTCGTCCTGCATCAGCGGTCCCCAGGTCTTGAACTCCTCGACGTTCTCCAGCATGAGCACCCGGGTCTTGGTCAGCGCAACCCAACGCAGGGCAATCCAGGCCAGGCCGCGGATCTTCTTCTCGACCGGCTTGCCGCCCTTGGCCTTGCTGAAGTGCTTGCAGTCCGGTGACAGCCACACCAGGCCGACCGGCTGGTTGTTCGTGACCTTGATCGGGTCGACGTCCCAGACGCTTTCGCACAAGTGCTTCGTGTGCGGGTGGTTGATGGCGTGCATGGCCAGTGCTTCAGGATCGTGGTTGATCGCGATGTCGACCGGGCGGCCGAACGCGGCCTCCAGGCCGGTGCTGGTCCCGCCACCGCCGGCAAAATTGTCGATGATCAGCTCGTGACCTAGGTCGAGGGCCATCGTCATGAGGTCGCGCTTCATGCGTGCGCTCCCATGGCAACTGGCGCAGGGCCGAAGAGAGCCGCCACCATCGGGTCACGCGCCGGCGCAGCGCGGCTGACGCGGACGGCGTAGTGCTCGTCATCGCCCAAGATGTGGAAGTGCCGGCGCGGGTCGCGTGCAGCAATCTCCATGCTCGAGGACCGTGCCGGGCGCGCCGCGGTGACGCCGCCCAGGCTTTCGAGGCAGGCGGCGATCGCCTCCGGGCTCGCTGTGAGCCGATAGACGCCCGGCTTCAGCGGCCATGTGACGGCGGCTTCGCAGTGAAGGATCGTCAGATGCTCTCGCAGGTCTGCGATGTACGTGCGCGCAGCGGATTCGCCGATGCCCAGCAGCTTGGCGATCTCGCCGCGCGGCATCTCGCGAACCGTCAGGGCCTCGACCAGCTTGCGGAGGTTCGCCGCGCGGGCGGCGGTGTGGCTGTTGGGGGTGGAGTGGGCGCGGGTCATGCTTCACTCCCACGCTTAAATGCCCAGGGCTTGACGTCGAAGGTGGGCAGCGCAATGCCGTCGACGACCGGCTCCAGGATGATCGAAGTTTCACGAGCATTCGGTCCTTCGAAGAACAGGACCGCCGTTCCGCGCTCGAAGAAGATGGAGTGGACCTCCTCAGCGCGCATCGCGTACTGATGGTCAGCCTCGTAGACGCTTGTCCGCATCTCCCAGCGCGCTTTCTCGCCGGCGATGCGCTCATATTGACCAGGCTGCCCCTTGTAAGTGAGAGTCGACTCTTGAAAAAGGTCACCCCGGTCGCCCTTCACCCACACGATGTTGCGGACGCGACCGGTGAGCACTTGGCAATGGAAGTGGAAGCGATGAGAATGGGGGGTGATCGGCTCTTGATGGTCACGCGAACACTCGAGCAGGCGAACCAACCCCTTCTCGCCAGGCGTACCGATGAGCCAACTGGTAAGACCGGGAATTCCGCCGTAGTTTTTGATCGGCGAATGCATCATCGCGCGGAGCGTGATCATAAGCGCGGCGCTCATTGCTCGCCGCCGATCACGACGCGCGCGGCCGCATCCAGGTCCAGATCCGTCACCTTGTGAGGCTGGATGTTTTCGACGCCGAAGAACTCCGGCGGGCAGCACAGGGCCATCCAGGCACGCAGCGCGCCGTTGATGATGCCCTTGTTCGACTCGCTGACGTCGGGGTAGCCGGCTGCCAGGTCGGCGCCAACCAGCGCGCGGGCCCGCGCCGCCACGATGGCGATGATGTCGTCTGCCGTGATCAGATCGGCGAGCTTGATTTCCTTCGTGTCCGCCGAGTAGACGGTGTCGCCAGGGAGCAGCCAGTCGTTCAGGATGACCAGGTTCGACAGCGCCTCGGTGTCGAAATCCTCCGGCGTGGTCGACCAGCCCTTACGCGCGCTTACCGCGGTGCGGACTTTCTCCCAATGGGCAGCGCGAGCCGCCAGCGCGGCCGAAGCTTGATCTTCAGCGGCTTGCGACGCCGGATTTAAGTTTTCTGCTAACATGCGATCTCCAATGCGTTGTACTTGTTTCAGGAAGCCCGGTTGCCGCCGGGCTTTTTCATTGCTGCGGTACTGCCATTTCTGCCTTCAGGCGCTCCCAGCGCGCGTGGCTCATGACGCCAGGCGGGACCATGCCCATGTCGCCGATGCACCCGGGCTCCGGCTCCGCGGCCGGTGCCGCCTTCAGCGACCACGCGCCCTTGTCGACTTTTGCGCCGATCGCGCGCAGTGCCGGCAACACGGCCGAGCCCATGCCGTGACCATTCCAGCTGCACCAGTTCTCGCCGATGCGCGCTGCAATCTCACTGGACCCGAGCGGCCTACTTGCCGCCTGCAGCACCTGGCGCACCTTCTCGTTGCGCTCGGCGGCGGTCGGCCTCATTGGCTTGCCGGCCTGGCTCATGCTCCATCCTTCGGCGGCTTCATGCCCTTGATGTTTCCGATCTTGTCGTTCGCGCGCTTCAGCAGATCGCGCGCGGCCAGCACCTTGTCGGCTGCTTTGTCCAGCAGGTACGCATGCGCGCTGGTCCAGGTATCGTGGTACTGCGCAAACTCCCCGTGCTTCGCCTCCCGGCGCTCGGTCTTGCCGGCCTTGCTCGCGCTGCGGTACGGCGGCAGAAACACGCACTGCGCGGTCTCCCGCAAAACCTCGACCTGCTCGATGCTGTCGGCGCTGTACGCGGTCTTGAACTTGACCAACTTCGGCGCGGCCGGCTTTACCTTTTGATTCACATGTCCTCCTTTCATGACGGCGCGCATATCCGCTGACGCGCGCCGGGTTATCGTGGTATTGGTGGGGTGCGGCCTACTCGGACGCCTGGCCGCGGAAGTGCTTGCGGCGATCGCCCATCAGCTCGCGCAGTTCCTTGATCTCGATGCCCGAGACTTCGTGCATGCGGATCAGGGCCGTGGCGCCGACCGGCAACTTGCTGTGGCGGATCTTCGAAATCACCGGCGCTGCGAATTCCAGGGCGCGCGCCAGGGCCGCGTCGTTCTTCAGCTTCAGGTGCTTCGTCACCGCATCGAGCAGCGCGCCTGGATCGGGGTTGAACTCTTCGGCCACACCGGCCGGGGCTTCCTCTTGTCTTACGAATGGCATCGCTCTCTCCTGGTGGTAGTGTTGGTGGCGACACCCCTGTCGCCTGGGTTGCTGCTTACTTCGAAACCGGATCGACGCCGTACTCGGATGCCAGGAGCGCCGCCTCGAGCGAACGCTTCGCCGCGGTATCGGCTTCGATCGATTCGCTGACTTCCTTGATCGCGTGCTGCAGTGCCTCGGGCGTCTGCTGGATAGAGGCAGTCACCAGCGCCGCCTTGGCCTCGGCGCCTTCCTTGATCATTTCCTGCAGGTGGCGCATCGCGTTGAACGGCGCCGGCTTTACCGGGGCCATGCTGTGGGACTCGACGCCCAGTGAGCGGTACATCTGGTTCAGGCAGTGCAGCCTCACGTCGATCGGCAGCGCGGCCAGGATGCTCGGCACGATGTCGGCCGGCAGCGGGCAGCCGCCATCGAGCCAGCGAAACAGTTTTTGTGCGGCCTTCTTCGCCTGGGTGTAGGTGTCACCGACAAAGCTGAAGTCGATGCCGGTCGCAGCCTCGCCGCCCAGCGCCTGGTGCGCGGTCATGACCGAGATGGCGACCGCCTCGCGGCTGGCGTTTCCGACACGGCGCCAGGCCTCGATCTCGGTGCGGAGAATGCCGGCAACGCTAGTTGCATGAGTATTCATATTCATGACTGTTTCCTTTTATTCACTTAATCTGGCGACACTGAATTTCGACAACATTCGAGGCCCAATAAATGCCCGCTTCCCAAGCTTTCGTACTTATGAACCTTGATCTGATCGCTGTGCCGCTCCAGGTGGGCGGCACCGGCGTGGTGACGATCTACTGCGGCGAGCGCCGCGCCCGTCAGCTACGCGTCGCTGCGGTACCCGCGGTCGCGCACGACGAAGCGGCCGGCGATTGCGAGCGGATGTATGCCCAGTCAGCGTCGGGCAGCAGGTCTTCGCAACGGACGACGCCGCCAGACTCGCGCTCGAGCAAGATGCACAGTTCTGCCCGGAACGACTGGTGTCGGCTAGCGGCTTTTCGTAGGTACCCCTCACTGGTCCCGCACGCCTCGACGTACGCCGCTCGACCTTCCTTTGACAAGGAGTTGAGGTACTTCAGTAATTTGTCCATGACTACAATTTACCCTTGGGTAAAGTAGAAGTCAATACCTATGGGTCATTTACCTATAAGTAAATTGCTGTTTGAATGCCGCATGGACAAATATGAAACTCGGCGACAGAACCTGTCTGCCCTTCTGCACCGCCATTGCGGCGGACGGGCGGCGACGCTTGCCGACTTGATCGACCGCTCGCCGTCTTATGTTTCGAGGATGCTGTACCCAGAGGGGAAGGCCGGGAAGAAGCGTATCGGTGAGGACATGCGGGACCTTATAGAGGACGCGCTCTCTTTACCTCGCGGGACACTCGACAATCAGTTTGATGTGCCTGGGGGGCTTGCTGCCACGCCGCCGACGGAGCCATCCATCCCAGCCTTGAATGCCATCAAGCCGGCGGCGGCTGCAGCTGCGCGGACTACGCTCGATCGATTGGATGAAGCAGAGAAAGAACTCGTAGACCTATTCCGCCGCGCGACCGAGGAAGGGAAAAATATAATTCATCGCGTGGCGACTACAGTCGAGAAGACCGACGACTAACAGCCCTGCGCGGGCGAAGGCCCAGCGGCTGGCCGCGCGGCCGGCAGCGCCATGGCTAACTCTTCAGAGATGTCGACGAACGTCAGCTGGACGCTTCGCTTCATCGCTCGGTAGTTGCGGATGATAAGACGCTCGTTGCTTGTCAATGAGAGGGTGTCGCCCTCATCGGATTGGTTGCTGTTCTTCTGTCCCACTATGCCTCCGCCTGGAGATTCCTGCTGTTGTGTAGTGCCGCCAATGGCGCCCAGGTGCTGTAGGGCGCCAAGCTCGGCTGTTCGTTTGATTCCTTAAGTACTGTATATTCATACAGTATGGGTCAAAGTTTAGCGCACTTTACTGACAAAGTGGCATGTCCAAATAAATATTTCTGTGCGGCTTTTGAACAGTGAGAATTGGTGAGCTTTTGACAAGTTTGCACAGCTATACTCGCGCGAGCGATACGGCACGCGTAGATGCCGCTCAGGGGTGAAGAGATGCAAGAGCATGAATTTTTCCGCAGTCAGAACGTCTTGGTTTCGCAGACGCGATTCGTTACGTTCGGGCAGACCTACGCCATGAGTGGCGTGACTTCAGTGAAAGCTTCCAGCGTTAGCCCTAGCCGTACCGGGCCGTTGGTGGTCGGCGGAATTGGAGTGCTCTGCCTGTTCGCCGGGTCGGCTGGGGCGTTGATTTTTGGGGCGATCCTGCTCGCCATTGCGGCGCTCATCTGGGTCGGCCAAAAGCCCGAGTACTTCGTATCGCTGAGCGTAGCGTCAGGCGAAGTTCGTGCGCTGAAAAGCAAGGATCCTCAGTTCATCGGCGACGTCATTCAAGCGCTGAACGAGTGCATTATCGCCCGCGGCTAAGTGACTCTGGCGCCACGGCACGCCGAGATGCCGATTGAGGAGAATTACATGTCGACCTGCGCCGGTTGCGGACTGAGCGTCCAAAACAAAGTATCGACTTGCCCACACTGTGGCGCGACGCCCAAATCATCCATCGGGACGGCCACCGTTGCGGTAGCAGTGCTTGGCGGCGCCCTGGTCATAGCCAACCTTGCACCGCTCTTCGCGCCAGGTGCGAAGCCGGAAGCGGCGCGCGGAGCGACGGCAACGATCGCGGCAAAGCCAGCGCCCAACCCGGCCAGCGAGGTGCGCGTCAGGCAGGCGCTTGTAGTTGCAACCCTCATCAAGACCGGGTTGCGAGATCCGGAGTCGGTCACCTGGCAGCACATCCGCGCCAACGATGACGCCAGCGTGGTCTGCCTGGAGTACCGCGCCAGGAACGGATTCGGCGGCCTGAAGTTGGAGCGCACGACCTATGCTGGCGGCCGGCTGAGCAGCGAGTCAGAAGCTTGGAATAAGAATTGTGCAGCAAAGAAGCTTTTCGACTTGGACCATCTGCGCCACTCCTTGTGATTGGAGTAGCGCCGTGATAATTGGATAGTCTTTTGCCAATTTGACAGCGTAAGATCAGATTCTCCAACTACAGTTACGGAGGCTGACTTGCCCAGAAAAGAGACGGATCGATTTGAGGCGGAGTCCGAAGATGGAGAGCGCTGCATCATCGTCGAGTATACCAACATGGTCCCCATAAGGACTACGACAGGCCAGGGATGGGGCCGCGGCAGCCGAAGTTACGAGACAGACGAGGGGCGACATATCAGTCCTATCGATGATCAGCACTTCAAGGATGTCATGTCGGAAGTGGTGTTCGTGCGTGTCGACTAGCGTCCGGACGCTGTGAAGCTAGCGGCACACCCGCCCAGCGGTTTTTTCACGCCCAGGGCGCTGACTTACTCTTGCGGTAGCGGCGGGCCAGGCGCGGCACGAATCCCGGCACTGGCGACGACTTCATAGGCGGCACTGGGACTGCGCGTGGCCCAGCTGCAACCGGCCGAACTTGAGCGGTCGCCGGCGCCGACGTCGACCTCTCTTGCGATGCCGCCAAGCCATCCAAGCCACGCTGGGCCTTGCCGGCCGTGGAACCTTTCGCCGTGGCGATCCGTGCTCGCAGGTCGTCGAGCATGGCCTCGGTGATTTCGACCGGGCCGTACTTTCTTGGCCAGCCAGGCTGCAGCGGGTACGGCACGCCGAACGCCAACGCCTCGATGTGCGTCAGCGCCTTTACTTCGCCCCTGCCCTTCAGGTAGCGCGTCAGCGTGATTTTTTCCGACATTTTCGGACCTTTTTTATCCGCACCCTCTATAGGTACTGTTGAAGTATCAATTCTTGGCTGTTCTGAGAAGGTATTTCTAAGTTACTGGTTCTAAGGGTATCCCAGCAGAGCCGAGGTCCAGAGCGGCACCCTCCCTAAAGGCCAGTCAAAAAGACTCGCTTTCGTGGAGAGCGCCTGCATCCCATGCTTTCGCCTTCGGACACTTTCGCTTGTTGGCAGACTTTCCAGGTATCTCTACCTGTCCCCCGGCGCGCTCTACCCCTACCACCCACGCGTTGCCCTTCCGGCTTCCTTGGCGCTTGGCCCTGGACGTCGGCGGTTTCCCCTCCCTGCTCCAGGCTTGCAACCAGCCGAACTCGGCCGGTAAGCGAATTCTACACAAATTTTTACCTGAGGGTATATTTTTTACTTGCGTTGTTTTTTACCTAGGGGTAAAGTAACTACATCAACGCAGCGAACTCACCAGGAGCCAGCGATGAAGCAGACCAGCAAGCCCGACCGACAAGTGGTGCGCAGCTGGATGCGCCAGCGCCAGGAAGAGAACAGGCCACCGCCGAGCCTGGAAGAAATTCGGCGACAGCTGGGCTGGAAATTGGTTGAGGCAGAGCGCGAGGCAAATCGGCCTCGGTAACGAAATCAGGCGGCGCAATGGGCGCGGCGAGAACTGGAGAACACAAATGGCGAAGTACGACGAATACGACTCGGCGCTGAAGCAAAAGATCGCGAACGGCTGCGACACCCTCAATGCGCTGACCGGTAATACCGAGCTGAAAAAACTAGCTGAGCCGCACCGCACGCCGGGTCGCTGGGGGATCGGCACTCCGTACTTTCGAATCGTGGACCGCCGCCTGCAGGCATTGCGGAAAAAAGGCGAGCTCATCTACCAAGACAAGCGCTGGAGCGTGGCCATCTAAAGCAAACCCGCCCACTCCACTGGGCGCACAGGAGAAGCAGTTTGCAGGACCGCAGGAAGAACACCCCGCGCAAGAAGGCGCGAAACCGCTACACCGCCGCTGACTGGTTTGTTGGCATCTGGGGTGCGGCTACTTTGATGGCTGGAGCGGTCGCTACCTGGAACTTGATTTGGAGCTTTTGACATGGATAAGAAGCAGCTGCATGAACTCATCAAGGATGCCGCCCAGCGCTCGGATGAGCAAGACGCCAAGACGACCGAGTCGTGGCGCGCCAACCGCTGGCTGCGTGAATCCGATCGGCTGAACACGTTTCTCTCCGTTCTGCGCGGCGGCCTGGCGGATGCGAACCCCGACGCAGCCAAGCTGATTGAGGACTTTCAGAATCGGGCAATCAAGGGTGAGAACCCGCTGCTCGACGCAGCAGACAGCAACAAGGAAAAGCCGGAATGAACGCTCCATCGAAAACCTGGACCGACGCCTACCTGCGCCAGGCCATCAAGGACGAGATCGAACTCGCCAAGGCCAAGATGCGCCGCCGCGTCTCGATGCCGAGCCTGATCACGATGATGACCGACCTGTACCCGGATCCGCCGCGCGGTGGTGGCCTGGTCAGCGCCGGCGCCGCGCGCCACACGTTGGGCGCCTCGCCCCTGCCCCGCTGGCGGCGCAGCTGGTCCGCGGCCGGCCCGCTGATTGGCGAGCTGGGACTTGAGATTCGCCACGATACGGACGAAGGCCTCGTCTCAGTGTCTGTCGCCGGCGAGCGCCGCGGCATCACCGAGGAGTACCGCGAACACCCAAGCGTCGACGCTGCAGTGATGGCCGCTCTGGTGCGCGCTGCGACGAAAGCATTCAACGAGGCACGCGAGTAGCAGCCCCTATTGCTCGATATCGAGCCGCCGGCACGGTGCCAGTGCGACACCAAAAACGTAGGAGAACAGCATGGCCTTCCGCATCACCGTGATCGACAGCGCCGGCATCAAGCAGCGCCCCTATATCGCCATCGGCAACCGCGACAACCTGCTCGACGCTGCGTATGACGCAGGCGCCCTGGGCGTGACTCTGGTGGCTGCGCAATGAGGGCCGCACACATGCACGGGCAGCAGCTGGCTGCGCGTCTGGCTGGCTTCGCGATCACCTGCGTTGCTGCGGTGGGCCTGGTCGCCGTGATCGCCTTCAACCTGCCGGGTGTTCAGTGATCCGCCGGACCGTCGCCGCCCTCCTGGGCGCAACCCTGTTCCTGGGCCTGCTGGCAGAAGTCCAGCGCCTGGATGAAATCGCGATCGAGCGGGAAGTGCTGCAGCTCGACGCGCGCCAATAACAACGACAAGGACCAAGAGAATGTTCAAGAACCTGCAACTCTACCGCCTGCCCGCGCCGTGGGCGATGACGGCCGATACGCTGGCCACCGCCCTGCTGCCGCAAATGTTCGCGCCGGCGTCGCGCAGCGAGCTGCTGCGCCAGGGCTGGGACCGGCCGCGCGGCTCCGACGGCGCGCTCGTGCACTCGGTCGCCGGCCAGTACCTGCTGCGCCTGGTCACGGAAAAGAAAGTGCTGCCGGCAAAGGTGGTCAACCAGGTGGCGAAGGAGCGCGCCGCGGAGCTGGAGGAAGAGCAAGGCTTCGCGCCCGGCAAAAAGGCCATGAAAGAACTGAAGGAGCGCGTCGCCGACGAGTTGCTGCCGCGCGCCTTCCCAATCCGTTCACACGTCGATGTCTGGATCGATCCGCAGCACGGCTGGCTGGCGGTCGACACGCCGAGCCCGGCCCGCGCCGACGACGTGGTCAAGCTGCTGCTCAAAGCGGTCGACAAGATGCCGCTCGAGTCGCTGCGCGTCCAACACTCGCCCACGACCATGATGACCGAGTGGGTACACAGCGGCGACGATCCTTACAACTTCACCGTCGACCAGGATGCAACGCTGCGCGCATCCGGCGAAAGCAAAGCCCAGATCGGGTACAAGCGCCACACCCTCGGCGGCGAGGATATCCGCCAGCACATCGCAGCCGGCAAGCAGTGCACCCGCCTGGCGATGACCTGGGACAGCAAGATCTCGTTCGTGCTGACCGAGCAGCTGGCGATCAAGAGCATCAAGCAGCTCGACGTCATGAAGGAAGGCATGTCGACCGCCATCGGCAGCGACGAGCGCTTCGACAACGACTTCGCCCTGATGACCGGCGAGCTGGCCAAGATGCTGGCCGACCTGGTCGAAGCCTTGGGCGGCGAGGCAAAAGCATGAAGAAGCGCCGCTACTACAACCCGTTCCCGATGCCCGTCACCTCGCGCAACCAGCGGCGGGAAGACGCCATCGCCAGCGACAACGCCCGGGCCCGGCGTAACGATGCGGTGGCGAAGGCCCAAGAAGCAGCCACCCAGCCGGCAGCAAACGACGACCAGACGGAGAAAAAGCAAAATGGATAACGAACAGAACCGCCGGGCCGACGACAAGCGCGCGCCGGGCCAGCTGCAGTGGGGCGAGTCCGGCGAGGCCGCGGCGCCGGCGGCCGAGCGCTTCAGCTACACGATCACCCCTCGCGCGCCGCATGTCGGCGGCGGGTGGCGCCTGCAGTTGCTGGAAGACGGCCAGGAAGTCGGCGGCGGCATCTACCCGGTTACCGAAGAGGTGACGTCCGACGACGCGCACCAGGAAGCGATGGACGACGGCGAGGCCTGGCTGAGGTCGCGCGGCGATGGCGCAGCGGCGGAGCCGAACAGCTGGGCAGGCTTCATCAAGGGCTGCGGCTACGATGAGGTCGCGCCCGGCCGATTCCAAAAGCCCGTGGCCGCCCCTGCATCGGCAGATAACCCGAGCACCGACGAGATTGACCGCATTGCGGATGCCTTCAAGGTCCAGGCGGATACCGATGTCGATGTCGAGCTGCGCGCGGGCGGGCCTAAGCGTCTGATCGCCTTCGACTACTTCAAACGCGGCGCTCTCTTCGCATCGAAACCCGTCGCGGCAGATAACCCGAGCACGGCATGTGCCGATGAGCCGCTTTGCCCCGCATGCCAGGGTTCCGGCGAAGGCGTGTGCATGGAAGGCGCCGGGCCTGACGCATACGAGGTGCCGTGCAACTGTCAGCACTGCGGCGGATCAGGTGGCCTGCTCGACGCCTACAACCACCTTGTTGGCCTGCTCAGCGCCGAGCGCGAGAAATACTTGAACTTGTGCCACAAGGTCAGTTTCGCCGCTCCAGTGGCGCAGAGCACGGCGGGTGCCTCCGAGCAGATCGCCAAGGTGATCATGCGCCTGATCGGCGAAGGTGCGATGGACTGGCGCGCGACGCTGGCTGACGAAGCCGGCCACGAAGACGGTTTCAACAGCGACGCCGAAGAACTCAACGTGCTGGCGGAAATGGTGAGAAAGGCTCTCGCCGCTCCAGCACTCAATCCATCCGATGTGCGGAATGCCGCGCTGGAAGAAGCGGCTGAATTGGCAATCAAGCTCACCGCTGTTCCTCGTGACGTGCTTGGTCCACCGACTGTACCTATGAAGGCAAGGGCCTACGCTGGCGGCTGCATTGCCGATTCCATTCGCGCCCTCAAGACGGCGAGCGCCCAGGGAGAGAAGGGAGGCGACGATGCCGCTGAATAAAACTCTGCTTGCGACCGCCATGGCGTGCATCGCTACCCAGCAATTCGGGCCGAAAGCAGGCTCTCCTGCAAAGCCGCTGAAGCGCTGCGCAGCGGGCCGTGATGGCGAATGCTTCCATGTGCAGTGCCCGCAGCTGCACGACGACGAACCGCGCGCTACCGGGCGCCACTGCCCGCTCGACAACCATAGCGAGGACTGAACCATGACCACCACCCCAGCAGTAGCCCCGCTATCAGCGGAAGAACTGGACGACATTCCAAGCTATACCAGCAAGGATATCGCCGCGATCTTCGCCGGCAAGACTACGGAGTTCTACGCGAAAGGCGACGTTGCGACCCTGTTCGCTCAGGCGCGAGCCGCACAGACGGCGCCGGCCTCGTGCCCTTACTGCGGTAAAGACGACGGCAAGCATGACGAAGCGTTTCCGCACCCGCGCACCGCACAGCAAGCCCCGCAGGCCATAGTAGGTGCGGAACTGCCGCCGATGCCGGACGGCGACGAGTTTTCCGCTACCAGGATGCTGGCCAATGGGGACTTGGCGCCGCGCTTCACTGCGGCCACGATGCGAGAATATGCCCGCGCAGCCATCGCAGCTGATCGCGCACAGCGGGCTGTGGTAGCGCCGAGCACGAAGACGTGGAAAGAGCGCTTGCAGGATCACGCCGACTGCCGACCTGGCGAGGCTGAACGGCGCGCCATGATGGCGGAAATATTCGACCTGCGCGCCCAGCTCGCGCGCCAGGGTCAGGGCGAGCCGGTGTATCAAGCGCAGCTGAACGGCGACGAATGGTACGACCTCAGCGCTGAGAAGGCTGCCAAATGGCAGGCAGACGGATTCAGGGTGCGGACGCTCTACGCATCGCCCGCACAGGCTAGCGCAGCGCCTGCTGACCCGATGGACGAAGTAATCAGCATGACGCGCCGCCAGCACCAGGCCGACAGAAACGAATGCTTCAGGCTTGGCGAGATCGAAGGCAGGGAATCGGCCAGCGCCGCACCAGGGCAAGCGCGGGCGGCAGTGCCCGAGCCGCTGACGATCAAGGAGGCATTCGAAGCAGTTGGCGGCTGGTACAACGGCGGCGAACTGGGATACCCGTCGTTCGGCAGCGCCGATGCATTACGCGTCTACACGGTGAAGATGCAGCGCAACGCGGTCCAGCGCGCGCTCGCCGCATCCCCCGAACCTGCTACAGCGGGGACGGTGCTGCCCGACGCCGCCATGCAGGCAAGTAAGGGCGCCACTGATGGCGCGGTGGGAGGTGCGTGATGGGCTGGTCAATCGGATACGACAGCACTTGGGAGCGCGACATTGGCTATGGCGTGCCGGCTACCTGCGACCACACTGGCTGCACCGCCGAGATCGATCGTGGCCTGGGCTACGTGTGCGGCGGGGAGCCGTACGGCGGCGAACACGGGTGCGGCCTGTTCGTCTGCAGCGAGCACACGCACTCGAACAGGCATCACGACCAGCTGTGCCAGCACTGCGCGGATCGCCGGCGCCGGAAGCTGCAGCCGTCGCCGGACCATCCTGACTGGATACGTTGGAAGCTGACCGACGAGAGCTGGCAGCAGTGGCGCGACGAGAACCCGGACGAGGTGGCGAAGCTGCGCGCGGCTCTGCCCGCTCAGGGCCATGACAAGGGAGGCGAGAAGTGATCCCCGCATATCCGCTCCAGTGGCCAGCTGATTGGCCGCGTACGGCGCCGAGCGCGCTCAAGCCCGGTAAGTTCGGCACCGTGAAAAAGCGCAATGGGCAAGCATCGGGCCGCGCCGACCTCACGATCGCTGAAGCGACGAGCCGCGTGCTGAGTGAGCTGGGCCGCATGGGCATCGATCGCCAAGACGTGGTGATCTCGACCAACCTGACGCTGCGCCTCGACGGGCTGCCGCGGTCCGGCCAGGCCGCGCCGCGCGACGCCGGCACCGCCGTGTACTGGCATACCAGAAAGGGCGAGCGCCGAGTGATGGCCATCGACCAGTATTACAAGGTCGAGGAGAACCTGGCCGCCATCGCGGCGACGCTGGACGCGATGCGCGCCATCGAGCGGCACGGCGGCGCGCAGATCCTGGACCGGGCGTTCACCGGGTTCACGGCGCTGCCGGCGCCGGCGGCGGCCAGGACTTGGCGAGAGGTATTCGGGTGGTCGGAACACAAGACGCCGATACCCGGAGAAATTCGCGCGCGCTTCCGTGAGCTGGCCAGCGTGCGCCACCCGGACCGCGCTGGCGGCAGCGATGCAGCGATGTCGGAACTGAACGTCGCACTGGTCGAGGCAGAACGGGAGCTTGGACTATGAGTCCCCTCGCCTTTGCACAGATCGCATGGTGGATGTGGCTGCAGCTGTGGCAGCCGAACAAATCCAGCAATAGAAATGACATCAATGTTTAA